GGACGGAGTACCGAGAGCAATGATGCACATGGTTCTTGATCCGGACTACTACGGAAAAATCAGAACATACCTTGATAAGGTTACAGTACCAGGTGTAGGTGCAGCGGACGAGGAGTTCTACGCTTTCCACGGTGTTAAGACATACTCATGCGTACATCTTCCACAGGATGCGAAAGCACTTGTTATGGTTGACGGTGCAGTAGCACAGCCGGTAATGGCAGAGCCATACAACGCAGAGAAGATTCCGCTGTCAAACGCTTACGGAATCGAACTGTTCTACCACTTCGGAACTAAGTCTGTAACACCGGACCTTATTTTCAAAAACAAGAAAATTGGTGGTTGATAAGAATGAAGTTCCTGGATAAAGAGACAGGATTGTACCTTTCTACTGGTAATGCCGAGAGTATTGCCAGTATGAAAAGCAATCCGCAGAAGTATGAAGAAGTAAATGACAAGCCACAGCGAAAGCCGAAAAAGGCAGCAAGCAAAGAGGAGTAAGGAGATCAGACATGGCATACACAGATTATCAGTTCTATACAACTAAATATTTTGGAGATGCCGTGACAGAGGAAGAGTTCCCTAAGTACGCAGAACGAGCAAGCGATCGTTTGGACAGAATTACTTTTGACAGATTAGCGGATGGTCTTCCAGAGGACGAGAAAGCTAACACAAAGGTTCAGAAAGCTGTCTGTGCGGTTGCTGAAGTTCTGTATCAGATCGACTCAATCAGAAAAGCATCACTAGATACTGTGGGTGTGATTAAACACGCTGACGGTACAGTGAGCAAGAAACAAGTATCATCCATTACGTCAGGTGCTGAAAGTATCAGCTTTGCAACTGGGACTAGCGGAGCATCCGACAGCATCTATGCACGAGCGTCAATGGATAAGAAAGTGGAAGCTATTCTGATTCGACAGGTGGCTTCTGAGTATTTGCAAGGAGTTGTAGATAAGGAAGGAGTGTGCCTACTCTATGCTGGTATTTAGATGGCTTAAGCGGTTAATGTGCCGACATGAAAAATTGACATATTCTTCAACTTTCCTCGATGAGGTCGGATACCATGAGTACAAGACTCATCATGTATGGAAGTGCAAGGAATGTGGAAAAGAATTCTATTAAGGAGGGGATACCGATGTATGACAAGACTGTGACTGTATTTAACAAATACATTGACAAGAGTGATGCCATATATTGGTATCCTCATGTTATATCCGGAGTCACACTTATTACGGATAAGGCTGCAAACGTTGCCAAGACCGGTTTGGAAAATGCTGATACAGCGAAACTCCATGTGCCTTTTGTGGTACGTGAAGGAGAAAGGACAGTGTGCAATCTTTCCTATCTCACTCCGAAAGTGTGGAAAACTACGGAAAACAAAGAGGGTTCAATCACATTCTCAACAGGTGACATCTTCTTGGAAGGTGAATATCCGGAAACGGTAATTGCCGATGAAGACTATACGTCACGCACAAACAAAGGATTCTACGATTATCTGAATAAGAAGATGGACAATGTTTTCTTAATCACAAGCGTAGGCTCTTACACACTGATTCCTCATTTTGAGATTGGGGGAAAGTAATATGGCAAGCAAGACATTTCATTTTCCAAGCTTCTCAATCGTAAAAGGTGACATCAAAGTAAATGTCAGCTTGAACAGATTTGAAAAGCAGTTCCAGGAAGCACAGAACTGGCTAGATGGCCGAGTGTTCACTGACATGGAAAAGTATATGCCGTTTCGTGACGGTAACATGAGAAACGTGTCTGCGATTATGAGCAGGTCCATGCAAGGAAGCGGTCAAGTGATTGCCGGTGCTCCACCTTACGGAAGATTCCTCTATGAAGGAAAAGTTATGGTAGATCCTGTCACAGGCTCACCGTGGGCAAGGGCCGGAGCAAAGAAAGTGGTCACGGACAGAGACCTTGTGTTTGACAAGACAGCGCATCCACGCGCAACAGACCATTGGTTTGATGCTGCAAAGGAACAATATGTGAAGTCTTGGGCGAAAGGAGTGAAGAAACGTGCCGGAGGAAAGTAAGAAACCGGTCAAGTACGATGTAGACGGTTACGAAGCTGTAACTGATGCACTCGTTTCTCTTCTCAATAGTTTTCCAGGATTAGAGGAAGACGAAAAGATAAGATTCTCCACACTAGATGAAAATGGCGGTATTGCCTTCTATCCAGTGACAGGAGCGGTGATTGCACTGGAAAAGAAGAGTGTAACTGGCAAAGTAGACCAGTTGTGCAACTATCCTTTTTATGTGATCTACCGGTCTTCAATCGACTCTCCAAAGATTAAGGCCAGTATCAAAGAATTCCTCGATACTCTTGGAAAGTGGCTTGAGCAGCAGACCGTAATCATTAATGGAGAACAGAAGAGACTGGAAGAATATCCAGTGCTTACAGAAGAGAGAAAAATAGAGGAGATCATAAGACTTACACCGGCCCACTTAGATAATGTGAGTGATGGTAATGTCCAAGATTGGGCAATCAGCATCTCCTTGAAATACAGAAACATATTCTACAAGAAATAACGGAGGATAACAAAGATGAAATTAGAGCGTGAAGCGTTGATGCATTATCTTGATGCATCGTTTAAAAAGACACCGGCAACAGCAGAGTGGGCGGTTCTCGGTGACGATATCGAGGAAATGTCCGTGGAGCTTAATCCAGACACGGAACAGAAGAGGACCATTCTTGGAAAAACTGTGACAACTGATAATGGATATGCACCTTCCATGTCAGCTGATCCATTCTACGCAGATCCAGCGTCCAAACTGTATCCGAAGATTAGAGAGATTGCGTTTAACCGTCTGAAAGGTGATAAATGCAAGACTCTTATGCTTGAAGTAATCGTAGAGGATACGTCAGCAGCTAAGCATCTTGCTTATGTACAGGAAGTAATGGTTAAACCACAGTCTTATGGTGGAGATACAACTGGTGTTAATATTCCATTCGATGTAACAGACGATGGTGAGAGAACAAAGGGTTATGTCACAGCTGAATCTCTGAAATCAGGCAAGCCAGTATTCGCAGAGGGTGAAATCGTAGCTGCTTGAACTGAAGAACTTTCGGTATACGATGAAGATCATAAAGAAGTATTCGGCTTAGAATAGGCGAGAAAGGACGATACAATGAGCAATAAAATAGCAAAACCAATGGCAAACAAGATTGTAGTAGATGATGGTAGCAAGGTCTACACGATTGAGAACAAAAGAGGAAAGGTTCTCGGCAAGTTCGAGTTCAGACCTACAGACACAAACATCGTGAAGAGATATGAGGAAGTAGTTGAGTACTACAATTCCTATCAGCTGCCGGAGAATCCAAGCGATGCGGATATGAGAAAAGCAGAGGATGACATTATGGAGAAGATCACCTACCTTGTCGGAGAAGATGCGAAAGAGACATTCTTCTCAATTCTCGGAGCATTCTCACCACTGGCAAATGGGGAACTGTACATGGAGAACGTCCTGTCCTCTATCGCAAAAGTGATTGAGCGTGAGATGAACATCCGTACAAAGAAGGTACAGAGTCGCATGAATAAGTATGTGGCGAAGTACCACAACTGATGGATCCGTGGAAACTTCCCACATCATTAGAAGTTAATGGAAAAGAATATTCGATACGCTCCGATTTTAGAGTAGTATTGGATATTCTTTCTGCTATGAATGATCCGGACATCTTCGAACCTGGCATGACAGAGGAAGAGAAACAACAGGAGAAAGCACTCACGATGCTTAAAATCCTCTATGCTGACTTCGATTCTATGCAACCAAAGGACTGGCAAGAAGCCTGTCAGAAAGCGTGCGAGTTCATTGATTGCGGTATCAAGAATGATGGCAAACCTAGACCTAGAACAATGGACTGGGAACAGGATGCACCTATCATCATACCGGCTGTGAATAAGGTCAATAACGGTGATGTACGTTCTGTAGACTATATGCACTGGTGGACATTCTTCGGACTCTATATGGAGATTGGAGAAAGCACATTTTCAACAGTAGTCAGCATCCGTGACAAGAAGAGAAAAGGCAAGAAACTTGAGAAGTGGGAACAGGAATACTATAAGAACAATAAGTCCATTGTAGACTTACATCAGAAGAGTACAGAAAGAAGTGACGAAGAGAAAGCAGAACTTCGCGAACTCTTCGGATTGAATAAATAACCGGATATCAATAGAGATATTCGCTGACCGCAGATAATTAGCGGTGGAAAGGATTAGAAATGGCACAAGCCGACGGCTATATCATAATTGACACAGAGATTAACGCTGACGGCATGAAAGCCGGAAGCAAAGAAGTTGAAGCAGCTGTCAGAAGAATGGCAAACTCTGTAAATGACATGGGGAACAAAGCGCAGACAGCTCTCAACAAACAAGCTGATGCATTCGCTAAGTTGAACAATGAATACGCTGCACAGGAGCGTAAGGTTGCTGAAATAAAGAAAAGAGTTGCTGAGTACGGTGAACAGAAAGTACCAACAGATGAATACAGAGAGATACAAACACAGATTTCACAGGCTACTCAGAAACTGAATTCGCTGAAAGCTGCACAGGATAAATTTCTTTCTACTGGTGGAAAGCAGAGTAGTTCATCTTTCAAGAAGATGCAGTATGACATAGAAGAGCTTGAGAATGAAATCAAATATGCAAAAGCAGAATTAGCTGACTTAGAAGCGTCAGGTGGAGCGTTTACGCTTGGGTCTAAGACACAAGAAGCAGCTGCCAGTATGCGCACATTGCAAGCAGAAGAGAGAAAACTTGCTGACATGAATAATCGTCTTCACACTTCTTACAATTCTGTAAAAGGAAGTATTGATGATTACAAACAGAAGTTGATGAGTGCGACACCGGCACAGCAAAAAATGGCGAATGCAAGTGAGAAGTCTTCAAAGTCTATCACTAAAACTGGGAAAGCTGCAAACAGTGCGAGGTTCGGCATTGGAAGAATGCTTAAGATGTCCTTACTAATGAGCATAGCATTCAGAGCGTTTTCGGCTGCAATTAGTGCTATCAAGGATGGGTTCACAAACCTTGCACAGTACTCAAGTAGCACAAACAACAGTATATCAATGCTGTGGGGAAGTCTCGAAACACTTAAGAATAGCCTTGCGACAGCGTTTGCACCAATTCTTAGTGTAGTAGCACCGATTCTTAGCAAGTTCATTGATATGCTTTCAACAGCTGCAAGTTATGTAAGTATGTTCTTCTCATTCCTATCCGGAAAGAGCACATACACGAAAGCAATCGCAGTACAAAAATATTATGCCGGAAGCCTTAAGGATACGGCAAGCGGTGCGAAAGATGCAGCAGACGGAACAAAAGAAGCTGCGGAAGCTGCGGAAGAGTACTTATCACCACTTGATGATATCGACAAAATGGATAAGCAGGACTCGGGAAGTGGTTCTGGCGGATCCGGTGGTGGTGGAGGTGGTGCCGGTGGCGGTTCCGGACCACTGTTCGAAGAAGTACCAATTGACAATAAGTTTGCATCCTTGCTTGATTCCGTATTGGACAAGCTGAAACAGATCAGAGACATCTTTATGGATGGTTTCTGGGATGGACTTGGAGATTACAAGCCAGTACTTGAAGAACTGAAGAAAGACCTTAAGTCTATCGGAGAACACATCAAAGATATCTTCACAGATAAAAATGTTCAGGAAGCAGTTAAGAGATTCGCTACATTGTTCATTTATAACATGGGCAAAACAGTAGGCTCATTTGTTTCGATTGGGTTAACAATAGCAGCAAATGTTGTTGGAGGTATTGAAAGCTACTTAGAAGAGAATACAGACAGAATCAAGAAGTGGCTTGTGAGGATGTTCGATTTAGGCTCAGAGATTTCCATAATTGTAGGAAATTTAAGTGCAACAATTGCAGAGATATTCCAACAGACATTCGGATCACAGACAGCACAGAACATTACTGGCAATATTATTGGCATATTTACCACAGCGTTCGGAGAAATTATTCTACTTGCCACAAGCTTTGCAAAAGATGTAATGGATGCGATTGCAACACCTATCATCGAGAACAAAGATAAGATTATTGAAGCTATCAATAACACGCTGAAACCAATAGAGGAGATTACTCAATCTATAGAAGACTTCGTACAGAAGTTAGCAGATAAGCTGACTGAACTGTATGATGAGCATATAGGACCGTTTATCAATGATGTTGGAAGTGGCTTATCAGAAATAGGTGGAACACTTCTTGATACCTATAACCAGTATATCGCACCGATTCTTGATCAGTGGGCGCAGAAGTTCGATGAAGTCTTAAACGGACCAGTGGGCGATGCAATTGACCACATCATTGACGAAACTGGAAGGCTGATTGATGGACTTAATTGGCTGTGGAATAACGTACTTATTCCTCTTATACAGTGGTTGATAGAGAACGTGATTCCAGTACTTGCACCTATAGTGGCATGGATTGGTGATACGCTTCTTTCCATTGTTGCCAGCGTAACTGGAATGACAGATAGCGTTCTCAAACAGCTTGATGGAATCATCCAGTTTTTAACAGGAGTTTTCACTGGGGATTGGGCGAAAGCATTGAGTGGAATCTTGTTATACGTTGAAGGATTTAAGCAGAACATTAATATTATCTTCAATTTCATCAAGAATCAAATACTTGATCCGCTGTCAAAATGGCTTGACGGAGTATTCAAGGTGGATTGGGTAAAAGACTTTGGTGTAATTGGAGATTACATGAATGCATGGCTTGCGAATATTCAGAACATTGTTGCAGCTGTGAAACAGGCATTTAGCGGAATCGTTGATTTTGTAAATGGTGTCTTATCAGGAGATTGGCAACAGGCATGGGATGGTATCAAGAATATCTTCGGTGGTGCTTGGAATGGCATGTTAGCAATCATCAAATCTCCAATTAACGGAATCATCGGATTGATGAACGGACTCCTTAGAGCTGCACAGATCATGCAGAATGGCGTTGCTAATGCACTGAACAAAATGAACATATCAGTTCCATCATGGGTTACATCATTAACTGGAGTATCATCTATCGGATTCCATATATCAAAATGGAGTGCTCCACATATCCCTTACCTTGCACAGGGTGCTGTTATCCCACCAAACAAAGAGTTCATGGCGGTACTTGGTGACCAGAAGAGTGGTAACAACATTGAAGCACCTGAGAGCCTTATTCGTAAGATTGTAAGGGAAGAAACCGGAAACAGCTCACGCAAGATTGAAGTACCGGTATATCTGAACCGTAGACAGATTGCGAAGGCTGTACTTGAAGAAGGAAAGAACATGAGAACACAGACGGGAAAAAATCCGTTTGAAATGGCTTAGGAGGTAGAATATGGCACAGAATCATTTAAAATTCGGTTCGTACACAGCACCGGAAGTGGACGAAGACGGATATCAGATATCAATGGCTACTACTTCCACTGAGAACTCTGGAAGAACAATGAGGGGAAATATGAAGAATTCCCCTCTCTTCACAGTAGAAGCCTATGAACTGAAATGGACAGACCTTCCGGCGAAGACTGGTGGAGAGATTTTGAAACAGGTACTTGGCAAAGCGGAGTTTGATTTCTTCCATTATAACGTTTACAAGGGAGTGTGGGAAACAGCACCGTTCTATGCTGCAAATTTCAACGCACCTTGTATCAGTCTAGTAGTCGGAGAAGAAAAGTTGGATGAACTGAGCTTTCAGGTCACGTCAGTTAATCCATTGTAGTTTATACCGGTCATCATTTAGAGATGATCGCTGACCTTATAAAGTTAGAGGTAGATTATGAAGAATGTAAGCAACGAATTCAAAAACATCATAAAGTCAGGCGGTCCGTTCTATGCTTACGCATCGATTACACTGAAAAACGGTGAGAAGTTAGTCCTTGATTCAGAAAATGATTTTTTCATCAGTGGAAATGGATATTCAGAAGATGGAGGTAGCGGATTTCCTTTGGGATCTGCGCTCTCCAAATCGATTACCTTGGTTATTGATAACCTGGATGAGAGATATTCTAATTATGATTTCTATTACGCACAAATATCACTGCATACAGAAGCGGACGTAAGCAGCGGAACAGAAAGGCTCTTAGAAGGAACATTCACAGTCCTTGAACCAACTGCTGTCGGTGACACGATTGAGCTTGTTGGATATGATGATATGCATAAAGCAGATATTGATTTCAGTTCAAAGCTATCTTATCCAACTACTGCCGGACAACTCTTAAGAGAAGTATGTAACACATGCGACATATCTCTTGGAAGTCCGACATTTAAGAATCAGGATTATTCTATCAAGAACGCACCGGAAAAGGTAACTTGCCGAGAGGTAATCGGATATATTGCACAGATTGCTGCTGGAAATGCGATTATCCAGAATGGAACACTTACGATTAAGAGCTATGATTTTTCACCAATAGCAAACATCACAAAAAAAGCAGATTTAAAAGAAGGGGCCGGATACTGCATATTAGAGAATTATCCAACGGATCCTGATATCGGAACAGACCCGGTTACAATCACTGGAATTGCGACCACAAAGAAGGAAGAAAACAAGAGTACAATACTGTTAAGAGGTACTGAGGACTATGCATTGGAAATCACGAATCCTCTTATTGAAGGGAACGAAGAGGAAGCTCTACAGCTGATTGGTGAAGTGCTGATCGGTTCACACATGCGGTCATTCAGTGGAGAATTCTTCCCGGATCCTACGATTGAATTTATGGACCTTGTGTGCGTTGTGGATAGAAAAGAAAAAGTATATCCAACATTTGTCACATCCAATGAATTCAATTATCTTGGAAACAGTCAATTGTCATGCGGTATTAAAGACCCGGAGCGGCAGAAGAGTACATACTACAGCGAAGCTACAAAAATATATGAGCAAGTGAAAAAGGATGTACAAAATACCAAGACAGAGTTTGAGGAAGCTGTCGAGAACCTTAATAAGACACTTGAGAATGCATCTGGAATGTATGCTACAGAAGTTACTCAACCGGACGGAAGCACGATAACATATATCCATGATAAGCCAACAGTAGAAGAATCGAAGAATGTAATTAAAATCACATCTGAAGCCATTGGTATCTCGAATGATGGTGGTAAGACATATCCTTATGGATTATTTCTTACTGGTGATTTGATTACCAGGATTCTATACACTGTTGGAATTAATGCAGATTACATCAATTCAG